TTTGAGACAAGGGACAAGTATTATTTCTGTACGCATGAGCATCTTATAAGAAATAAAGCGGATTTTGGCGAATTATCCGAAGAGGAAAGGAATCGATTATTTTTTATGTATAACACTGTAGATGACAACACAGGCGATGGCCAGCTGATAGCACAGCAATCGATCAGCGGAGTTAACTATGGGACCAAAGTGAATACAATGACCGATATGAAGCGCGGTGGATATCGAAAGACCGTGACAGAACTTGACATTGCGAGCAGGACCAGAATCACACGGTCCTATGATTACACGACTGAGTTTAAAGATATGGACATGCCGGAGAAGCTGAAGCTAACACATTCCGAGGACTTTGTCAACACTTTTATGAGCCCTGTTGATGCTCCGGAGACTGTTCTAGTGACTGATTTTCCACAGATCGGCATGCCAAAGGGGAATCTGAATCAACGAAAGCCGTATCAACACTACTATGAGAACTATACTACGAAGCCTATTGTAGACTATCATATGCAACGGAATGCTTTTAAGATATCAATTAATGGTCGTGAGAAGTTGTATCCAGGAGATATAATTAATCTATCTCTATATAAGTTTAGTCACACAGTGGCCGCTACACGAGAGATTGATCATGAGAGATCGGGAAATTATATAGTGACTGCTATATCTCATGAGTTTAGCGGAGACAATTATAAACAAATCTTAACGATTACAAAAGGTGGATTAGTCGCATGAGTGGGGGCTTTAATAATATGTTACATTTCGTTGGTGTTGTAGAAGACACGAACGATATGACGAACTCCGGTAGAGTGAAAGTAAGAGCATTTGGAATTCACCCACCGAAGAAAGGGGCTAGTGGAGATGATGATGTGCCGACTGAGCATCTCCCATGGGCTACTGTAATTGATACATCGTATGGATTAGCTCCGATTGTTCCGTCAGTTGGCGAATTTGTGTTCGGTTTCTTTATAGACGGACGAGATGCACAACAGCCATTTATTATTGGTCGTATGCCGGGAATGAACTTATCATTTCCAGCAGAGTCCGGTGAGCCTGGTGAAGACGGCTATATCCCACCGGAGTCTATACATCGTTACGGCGAGCCAGAGATGCACAGATACAATACCGGAGAACAAGCTGACAAAGCGCAGGGAGCTATCCAGTCATCACTGAAAAGAAACAATATAGAACAAGCTGATGGGGGTGCGTTTGACGAGCCACCGATCGTTATGCCGGAACGACAAGTACACAATAGAGTCATTCAGAGCAAGAATGGCGATAACTTTATCGTAATCGGAGACGGTGAAGAGCCTGGACAAGATCCATTTGGTTATATATTAGTCTCTCATAGCTCTGGATCTGTTGTTCAGATGCAACCAAACGGTACAATCTTTATCAAATCGTTTGCGAGTCGTCATGATAGCACAGAGGGAACACAGAGAACGAGCGTCAGAGGCTCATCTCATACAAATATTAAGCAAGATTATACACTCAAAGTCGATAAACACGGCAAGATTAGAATTAAGGGCGACTTGGATATCGATTGTCGAAACTTTAATGTCAGAGCAAGCGGGAATATTAATCTAGATGCCGCTACAAAGATCAATATGTCAGCCGGTGGAATTGGATTATTTGCAGTATCTGATGACATTAATATGGCTGCTGTTAATAACATCAAGTCAAAAGCCGGTAATTTCTTTAACGGCGGTGGAATCTATTTCGATTGTACGATGGGAGATTTCCGTGTTGACGCATATAAGCAAAATATGAAAAGCACATCATATACGAAGATCACATCTCTCGGCGTACCGGCTTATACTATTCCGCCACCAGTCGGTCCATTAGTCACTACACAACAAGTAGTTCCGTATTCTGATTTTACTATGAAGGGGATAGAGATTAATTCGCCAGTACTTGTCAGTATAACATCTGATACCGGGCTTGTCAATGTTCACAGCGGAGTTGCAACGAATATATCCAGTCTAGCGAAAGCACAAATATCAGCATTTGGGGCTGTTGATGTCGTAGCCGGTCTTACTTTGAATCTGAAAGCTACCGGAGTCGCTTCTCTCGATGGATCATTAGTCAACTTGGGCATGGGGACATTAGAAACATCATTAGTCACAATAGGCGCTATTCAAGCAGTACGAGCAACTCAAGCAACTCCAATCACAGCGGCTGTTTCGATACTCACAACAGAGAGAACGTCTGTTATCAAGCCACCAGATACTCCGACTTTAGAAGCTGTACATGAGCGAAATATAATCAATGATGACAGTAGCTTGGATCAGTTTATTACTTCAACTACTGGCACCGGAGATATCTTAAATGATTAATAAATATACTAGACTACAAGTTATAACTTCTATTATATCACAGCCGAAATACATTGTCAACAAAAAGTTTTATTACACGTTGTTAATCATAAGTGCTGGAGTTATAACTTCTATTATATCATATTCAAAATATATTGTCAACAAAAAGGTAGATTAAATAATGTCAATAGAATGCAATAATACAACTCCATTCTCGTCACGATTTGATAGCGATGCTTTGACACCGAGTAGTACTGTCTTCGCTGATCTAATCGATTTTAATACGCTTATTGACCAAGAAAATCCACTAGATAAAGTGGATCGCGACAGTGTAGTATCAATCACGAATAAGCTCAACGATATACTTGCTCAAGAAGTACTCGATGCATTTCCAACACTTCAAAACAAGTTCAATCAATTTCCGCTGACGTTTACTGAGATAGCTGATTTCGCATTAACGAATAGTGTAGATACAGTAGCGATTATTGATGCACTGAATCAGTATACTCCGCAAATTGGCTTAAACAACACACTCACGAATCTTTTCTCTGATCTTGACTTCTTCTATGAAGACAATCTGGGTCAAACGATAGCCGGTGGTCAATGTGCCGCTTTCGGAAATATACTTACCGGACTTTCAACATTATTCTCGTTAATCGATACCGGCAAGAAGCTACTTGCTGATATACAGTCATTAGAGCTAGATCCACAGAAGCTTTTGAAAGACTTAGCCGGTAAACTGACACTTCAGGGTCTTATTGATAAAGTAGAAGAGATTATAGAACAATTAATCGAAAAAGTCAAGAAGAAAATATTACAAGCAATTAACTCTATAATCCCGCAACTCAAGAAGCTCGGCTGTGCAAGTAAAGCATTGTTTCATAAGATGAACAACGAGATTAAAGCAGTTAAAGAGCATTTCTCTGATGATAACATGGAATCATTTAAAGATAAAGTCAAAGAGTTCTTCACGAATCTCACATCGCAGTTTAATCGTACTAGCGTTGAAGGACTTGCTCTATTAATGTACAAGTTGTGTCAAATGACAGAGAGTCTGCATAACTTACTATCTGGTCCTGGTAAAGACTTACTTAAAGCCGCTGAAGTCATTGCGATTGAAGTAAAAGTATTGAGTAATGTCGGATTAAAGAATACAAAGAAAGCAGTAGAGAACGGAGCTATTCGACTAAGCCCAGAGAAGATAGCAGAGAAAAGAAAGAAAGTGCTAGAGAAGTATCAGAGTGATCTCACAGATGAACACTTAACAGACCCATGTCCAACAGCAGAAGAGATCGAAATTATATCAAATATGACAAATAAGGGGTTAACAGAGCGAATCAAGTTTAGAGGAGAAGATACGTTTGATGCATTGACCGGGAATATAGTAACTAGTGCGTTTCAATCACTTGTAGAGGAAGAAGTTCTTTCGACATTTAGTTTTGAAGCCGGCACAGAAGTGCTTGCGTCTTCGGCATCATCATCGACATCATTTGATTCAACTACGTTTAGTGAGCCGCTAGAGAAAGAGTGGTCAAAAGTTGATGTCTCTGTATGGGCTAAGTTACTCAGAGTACAGAAACAGACGAATGCTGATTATGTAGTACTTCACGGCGTAAAAGAGAAGACAAGCACTACAGCAAATATGGGCGGTAGATCAAATCATATACACTTAACTCCATATGCTATAGACATCTCTGTGAATGACGCAAATCGTGATATCACAATTAAAGCCGCAAGTAAAGCTGGATTTACCGGAATCGGAATATATAAGACGTTTCTTCATCTCGATACCGGAGCGAGAAGAGCATGGGTTGCTGGAGAGCCGGATATAAACATTAAGAGTAGTGAGCAGTTTAGAGATGAAGAGCTAGATGAAATGCAGACACTTGCGACTATGCATGAAGCTGATGATCATCGTAAAGCACGAATTGAAGCACTTCAACGTAAAGTGAACAAAAAAGATACTACTCCGAAGTTGAATAAGCTACTTACGCCCGAGCAAGAAGAAGCAGTAAACAAAATTAAAAGTCGATCGTATAACGCTTTATAGTATACTGCATAAATAGCATATAAAGGACACAAAAAGTAATGGCTATAACACCGAGAACAGCATCACAAGAATTCTTCTCTGATTTCACTAAGAATCTAGAGCAGATACCTGGTCGTAAAGAACTTGCTCGTGTGATCAATGAGAATGCTGTCAAAGAGTCAATCAAGAATCTCATACAGACTGATCGCGGTGAGCGATTGTTTCAGCCGAACTTGGGCTGTGATATACGCGGATCTCTTTTCGAGAGTATGACGCCAGAAACGATCATTATACTTGAAGAGAACATTAAACGTACTATACGCACATATGAGCCAAGATGTAATCTTCGTGACGTAGAAGTCATCGGCAATCTTGATACAGCAGAGTTAAGTGTACGAATTGTGTTCAGTGTCATAAATACTACGAACATAGCTTCAATCACAATTGATCTTAAAAGGGTAAGATAACTGATGGCGACTAAAATATCACCAATAACGAACTTAGATTTCGCTAGTACGAAAGAAGAGTTAAAGACATTTCTGAAGAGTCAAGAGAAATTCAAAGACTTTGACTATGAAGGGTCAAACATGAATGTGCTACTTGATGTATTATCATATAACTCATTCTATAGTAACTACTACTATAATATGGCCATCTCAGAGATGTTTCTTGATTCAGCATCACAACGTAACAGCGTATTGAGTCATGCAAAAGAACTGAACTACTTACCAACTAGCCGTAGATCAAGTGAAATTAAAACGACTGTGAACATTACAGCAAATACACTAGAAGGTGGACCGAGTAACTTTATCTCAATTCCGAAACACACTGCTTTTATCGGTCGATGTGGCAATAAAACATACAACTTTCTTACAGAGAAAGTGTATACAGCAGTAAGAAGTACCGCTAATTCAACATTATACACTGTATCAGATGTAGAAGTATATGAGGGCCGTATCATCTCAGAGAATATCTCTTCAAACAGTACAGTATTATCGAATCCAAATATTGATACAAGAAGTCTTGAAGTAGCGGTCAATGGTGAAGATTATGTATATAAGAGTGATATATTTGGTGTCGGCGCTACTGACAAAGTGTTCTATTTACAACCAGAAAATGACGGAAATTACTCTATTCAATTTGGTCAAAATAAGTTCGGTATTCAGCCAACGATCACAGATAGCATTATAGCAACGTATCGTATCACAGCTGGCCCTGATGCAAACGGCGTCACTTCTTTGACGCTTGGGGCTTTTGGCGGAGCTTCGTCTATATCAGTCACACTGAATTCACAGAGTTCTGGCGGCTCACTCGCTGAAAATATTGAATCGATTCGAACATTCGCTCCAAAAGCTCTCCAGGTGCAAGAGAGAGCAGTTACGAAAAGAGACTACGAGACATTACTACGAGCTAGATTCCCGAATATAGAAGCAATCAGCGTGTATGGAGGCGATGAAGTAGATCCCCCTCAGTTCGGAAAAGTACTCATCTCTGTTGATGTGACCGGTGGTGAAGGGGCTGCTGATTTCGAGATCGCGAACTTTAAGTCATACTTAAGTGATAAGACTCCGCTTACAATTGAACCAATATTTGTACCGGCTAAGTTCATGCACGTTGAGATAGTGATGACTGTCTCTTATGATACTAATCTGACTTCTAAGTCTGCTTCTCAGATACAATCAGAAGTATCAGCGGCCATTATCGCATATCAAAATACTAACTTAAATGACTTCAATAAGACACTTCGTCAATCAAACTTAGCGGCTACATTAGACGCACTTGATGTTTCAATCACAAGTACTGATATCACAGCGAAGCCAATTATTGAGTATGTCCCGAATCTCGGAGTATCGACTAGTCCGTCATTTAACTTTGAGTCTGCTTTAAATAAGCCATATGCGTTTGATTCAACAACTGGATTTACTTCATTCACTCCAGCGATTACTTCTACTCAGTTTACAGTAGACGGTTCAGCAGTCACGCTTAAAGATGACGGATTAGGAAATCTCATGCTTGTGACAGACGGCACTGATACGGCCACTGTATTTAAGTCTGCTGTCGGTACTATAAATTATACTACCGGCGCTGTGAAGCTTACAAACTTAACTGTAGATTCGTTTGCTGGCAATGCAATCAAACTAACTGTATCTACATTAAGTAAAGATATCAAACCACCGAAAGATCGAATCATTACTATAAGATCAGAAGATGTGACAGTAACAGCAACACCATTGGTAGTATAATATATGAGTCTTGAATTAAATAATAATATCTATTCTGGAATTGCTTCTCAGTTTCCTAACATATATCAGGAAGAAGGCAGCTTTCTTGTAGACTTTATTCAAGCATATTACGAGCATCTTGATACAAAGATGGATCGTAACATACCCAAGCTAAAAGATATTGATACTACTCTTACTACATT